GGCGGGGCTCGGCTCGTTGATCGAGGAACCTGAGAAAGACGAACTCGAAGAGCTGTTTGGAAAACACTTGACGAACATGAGAAGGTAGGTATGATTGTTAAAATCTCGGAGAGATATGCCTTCTAGTTTATTACTACCTAGTTTTAAACTAAGTAATAATATAGTTAGTAATAAACTATCTGGTTATATACTAAGTCCCTGTGACCTTCATTATGGTTCCCTCAAAATCTATACACATATAGGTTGCAGGGACTAACTTATGAATAACTACTTACAGAAAATACAACAACTGCCTGACCATGAGAAGAAAGTTTTACTGGGGCTGTTGGAAGAATACGAACAATCTAAGAACAGAAAGGAATGCACCGAAGACTTCCTTCCTTTTGTAAAACATTCTTGGAAAGCTTTTATTGAAGGCTACCACCATACTAAAATGGCGGATGCCTTTAATCGGGTTTCACGGGGTGAACTGAAACGACTGATTATCAATATGCCTCCCCGTCATACGAAATCAGAGTTTGCCTCGTATCTACTACCCGCTTGGTACTTGGGAAAGTACCCTGACCGCAAGATCATCCAGATTGCCCACACCGCAGAACTGGCGGTGGGCTTTGGACGTAAGGTTAGAAACTTTGTGGGTTCAGAAGACTTTAAGGAAATATTTCCTACAGTGGCTTTGCAAGCCGACTCCAAAGCTGCGGGACGTTGGAACACCAACAAAGGCGGAGAATACTTTGCGATTGGTGTAGGCGGAGCAGTAACAGGTAAAGGTGCGGATGTCCTTATCATTGATGACCCGCATTCAGAGCAGGAAGGACAGAGCGGTGATCCTCAAGTATTTGACCGAGTGTACGAATACTACACTTCAGGTCCACGTCAGCGTCTGCAACCGGGAGGTTCCATCGTGATCGTGATGACTCGCTGGCACAAACGGGACTTAACGGGACAGATACTGAAAGCCCAAGCCCAACGGGAAGGGGTGGACGAATGGGAAGTCATAGAGTTCCCCGCCATACTGCCTTCGGGAAAAAGTTTATGGCAGGAGTTCTGGGACATCAAGGAACTGGAGAAGTTAAGATCGGAACTGCCTGTAGCCAAATGGTCGGCTCAGTACCAACAAGACCCCACTGCGGAAGAAGGGGCGATTGTAAAACGGGAGTGGTGGCAGGATTGGGAACACGATGATCCGCCAAAATGTGAATTTGTTATCCAGTCGTGGGATACGGCTTTCCTCAAGACTCAACGGGCTGACTATTCAGCGTGTACGACTTGGGGGGTGTTCTATCAAGAGGATGAAGATACGGGGATAAGACAACCCAACATCATCCTGCTCGATGCTTTAAAAGACCGCATGGAGTTTCCCGCCCTGAAGAAAAGGGCGTTTGATCACTGGAAAGAATGGCAACCCGATGCCTTTATCGTGGAAGGTAAAGCGGCTGGGATGCCCTTGATCTTTGAACTGCGACAGATGGGGATACCCGTGTCCGAGTACACACCCAGTCGTGGTAATGATAAGATAGCGAGGGTCAATGCCGTAGCTGATCTATTTGCTTCGGGTGTGGTGTGGGCACCAGAGAGAAGATTTTCCGAAGAGGTTATCGAGGAATTTGCTGCATTCCCTAGCGGGGATCACGATGACTTGGTGGACTCTTCAACGCAAGCGTTGTTACGCTTTCGACAGGGTGGTTTCATTCCCCTCTACTCAGATGAAGAGGATGAAGAACTACCCATTAGACGAGCAGAATACTATTAACTAGGAGAAAATTATGGTAAAAGTAGAAAAATATCAGGATCAGGTTATGAGAAAGTTTGGTGGCGGTCAAATAAAAAAACAAGCTGGTGGTATAGTTTCCAGACAGGAAGACTGGGAAAAAATTGGACCAGCACGCATGGCTGATGCAGCGAAAGACCCACAGATATACAAAAGTTTTAGACGACCCAAAGCAGGTCAAAAAAGAAAAAAAGCAGGTCCGGGTGGCTATTCAAAAGGCGGTAAAATAAAAGCCAAGAAAAAATAAAAAAAACTTAACAATAAAGAGGAGCAGTTATGTGGAATAAAATAAAAGCATTTTTTAAGTGGGCGATAGAATATCCAGACCCAGAAAAAAAAGAAGAAGCAAGTGCGGTAATACGCAAAAATGAACCTGATGACTCTTGGCGTGAGGACACGGTGTGGGAAGAAGAAGAATCCAAACGTGCCAGAGACAAGAAAGGTCAGTATCGTGGAGATGATAAATCCACACCTGATGTAAACGAGGCATGGGAAAGCGGAAAGGCACCCAGTAAGAGCGGGCTTCACAAGAAAAAGAAAAAGAAAAAGAAAAGGAAATAGATGGCTGATAAACCGCTACAGACACCAGAAGTAACTGTTGAAGGTTCCCCTTTGGAGATACTTGTATCTAATCCAGACGAGGTAGCTATTAATACAGAAGACGGTGGCATGATCATTGACTTTGATCCTGCGTCAGAAGACTTAGGTGAGGAGTTCAATGACAATCTTGCGGAACACATGGACGATCCAGTTTTGCAGTCGTTGGGTTCTGAACTGGTAGGTTATTACATGGGAGATAAGGAATCCCGAAAAGATTGGGAAGATACTTATATTAAGGGTTTAGATCAACTAGGCTTGAAGATAGAGAATCGAACCGATCCTTGGGATGGAGCTTGCGGTGTATTTCACCCATTATTAACTGAAGCAGTAGTACGTTTTCAGGCTCAAGCAATCACTGAGGTATTTCCGCCCAAGGGTCCTGTACGCACACAAATAATAGGAACCGTTGATGCGGAAAAGGAAGAGCAAGCTAATCGGGTTAAAGATTATTTAAACTATCTTTTAACCGATAAGATGACGGAATATCGTATAGAGACGGAGAAGCTTTTATTCAGTTTACCTTTGGCGGGTTCGGCTTTTCGTAAAGTTTATTTTGATCACAATATGGATAGACCCTGTTCCATGTTTGTACCTGCTGAAGATTTTGTGGTGAGTTACGGAGCTTCCGATCTCTCCACTTGTGAACGAGCTACCCATGTAATGAAGAAGACTGCGAATGAGGTCAGAAAATTACAGGTCAATGGTTTTTATAGGGATGTAAAGTTATCTTCTCCCTCAGACGTAGTAGATGATATACAAGAAAAATACAATCAATTAACAGGCGATAACGCTAATTATGATTATGACCAACGCCATACGCTGTTGGAGATGATGGTAAATTTAGATTTAGAAGACTTTCCTGATATGAAGGACGGAGAGCCTACGGGCATAGCTCTCCCCTATATCGTAACAATAGAGTTGGCATCCAGAACCATCTTATCTATAAGACGAAACTGGTATGAAGATGATGAACAAAAGATGCCTCGACAGCATTTCGTTCACTACCAATATCTCCCCGGACTAGGATTTTATGGCTTCGGGCTTATTCATTTAATTGGTGGTATAGCGAAGTCGGCTACCAGTTTGTTACGACAATTAGTGGATGCTGGTACGCTCTCCAACCTACCCGGAGGTTTAAAAGCCAGAGGACTAAGAATTAAGGGGGACGATACGCCCATTATGCCCGGAGAGTTTCGGGATGTGGATATTCCCGGAGGTGCAATCAGGGACAACATAACCTTCTTGCCCTACAAGGAACCGTCTGCCGTACTCTATCAATTACTGGATAATTTGGTGGAAGAGGGGAGAAGATTTGCGTCAGTAGCTGATATGAAAGTGGCTGACATGAATAATCAGGCTCCCGTAGGAACGACTTTAGCTATTCTGGAACGATCCATGAAAGTCATGGGATCAGTACAATCCAGAATTTTTGCTTCGATGAAACAGGAACTAAAAATATTGACGGGTATTGTGAGGGACTTTGGACCCACTGAATATCCTTATGCGACTGAAGGACAGGAATTATTACCAGAAGATTTCGATGACAGAATTGATGTTATTCCTGTAGCTGATCCAAATGCTTCAACCACAGCACAGAGAATCATGCAGTACCAAGCTGCGTTGCAGTTAGCACAGCAAGCACCGCAAATGTATAACATGGCGGAATTACACCGTCAGATGCTGGAAGTATTAGGTATCCGTGATCCAGATTCAATCGTGCCTTTAGAAGATGATATAGAACCGCTTAACCCAGTTTCTGAAAATATGAATATATTGAATGAAACGCCAGTGAAAGCATTCATGTATCAAGATCACGAAGCCCACATCATAACTCATATGGCGATGGCAGATGATCCGAAGATAAAAGAATTAATCGGGCAAAGTCCTAATGCTAATGCAATACTTGGAGCATTCTCTGAGCACGTTACTGAACACATAGGCTTCCAGTACCGTAAGGAAATAGAAGAACAACTAGGTGTGCCGTTACCTCCTCCAGAAGAACCGCTTCCAGAGGATATAGAAGTACGTTTATCCAAACTGGTAGCAGAAGCAGCACAGCGAGTTCTTAATAAAGACCTAGCCGAACAACGTCAAAAAGAAATTCAAGAGAAGATGGAAGACCCTGTAATTCAACAACGTGAACGTGAGTTGGATATTAGAGAACAAGACGTACAACGCAAGATGAAAGCTGATGCTGAGAAGATAGCGGCTGATCTCAAGAAGATTGAATCGCAGGAAAAAATAGCAGGAGCCAAGATAGGAGCAGACCTAATTACCGATAAAGAAGCCATTACTTCGCAAGAGAAGATAGCGGGGGCAAAGATCGGTAAAGATGTAGCAGAAACCTTATTGGATATAGACAGTAAGAAAAAAGGTAAAAAATAATGGCTGAAATGAGCAGAGAGAATTTTCCTGACGCACTGAGAGGAAAAATAAGAGAAAGAATGAATGATCATTCTGACGCAATCAGTGGTGGAGGATGTAAGGATTTTGGCGAATATCGGTATTTAACGGGAGTTATTGCTGGTTTAGCTTTAATAGAGCGGGATTTGTTAGACCTATTGGAAATAGCAGATCAATAACGTCATAATGACGCAGGGACTCTGGACCCTATCCAGTGCAAACAAGGTGAACTATGAAAACCGTAGAAAAAATAGAAGAACAGCTCCCTGAAGAGATAGCTGTTCCCATAGCGAAACAATTACCAGAACCCTCTGGTTATCGAATTTTGATAGCATTACCCGAAGCCGATAAAAAAACGGAAGGGGGAATTATCAAAGCTGCTTCACTTGTAGAAAGGGAATCCGTAGGTTCAATATGCGGATTTGTAATGAAGTTAGGACCTGACGCTTACAACGACAAAAGGCGTTTTCCTAATGGACCTTACTGCGAAGAAGGAGACTGGATATTAATGCGTTCATATACGGGCACTCGATTTTTAGTGCACGGTAAAGAATTTCGTTTAATCAATGACGACAGTGTAGAAGCTGTTGTTCAAGACCCAAGGGGGGTTGTTAAGGTATGAGTACACAAGAAGAAATGGTAAATCAGGAACCAGAAGAAAACATTGAAGAAGCAGAAGTGATCGAAGAACCTATTTCTAGGGAAGAAAAGTTTTTAGGCATCCGTAGTCAAGTAGAGATAAAGAAGCCTCAAGTAGAAGAACCGTCTGACTTAGATATAGAGATCATTGATGATCGACCTGAAGAAGATCGTAAAAAGCCTCGTTCTCAAGAACAGAAAAAAGCTGATCGAGTAGAAGTAGAGGAAGAGATTGATGACGTTGACGATAAAGTTAAAAAACGTATCAATAAATTAAAGTACGAATTCCATGAAGAACGCAGAGCCAAGGAAGCGGCTGAACGCTTACGAGACGAATCGGTAAATTTTGCCCGTAAACAACAGGGGGAAAATCAAAGATTGCAAGCGTTGGTACAACGTGGAGAAGGTGCTTTAATGTCACAGGTAAAAGCAAAGGCGGAAGCCGAGCTTGATAAAGCCAAAAACCAACACAAGGAAGCTTATGAGTCGGGTGATTCAGAGCGTTTAACCGATGCCACTGAACAGATGTTATCGGCTCAGAGTGAATTAAAAGTAGCTAACGATCATTTTAATAGATTGGAAGCACAACAAAAATTTGCTCGACCACCCAACGTACAGCAACAGCAACAACAATCACAGCAAGCTTACGGAATGCAGAATCCTCCGCAAGTTGATCCAAAAGCGGTAACGTGGTTGAAGGATAATTCTTGGTTTGGGGCGGAGGATCAGAAGGAAATGACGGCTTTGGCTTACGGGATACATGAAACTTTAGTTACTAAAGAAGGTATATCTCCTACGTCAGACCAGTATTATGTGGAAGTGGATAAGCGAATGCGTAAACGCTTCCCAGATTATTTCGAGGTGGAAACTACTAGCTCAAAAGACGGAGACACTGAAAATGTTGAAGTTGAGACTGCGACACCTAGAAATACCCAATCGGTGGTCGCACCCGCTACCCGTAACAACGGTAGCAGACCCCGCAAAGTGCAGTTGACAGCAACTCAAGTCGCCCTCGCAAAGCGTCTTGGGCTTAGTCCAGAAAGATATGCTAAAGAACTCATTAAGGAGAAAATGTAATGTCTGAAATAAATGATAACAACACAGAAGAAACCGTAACAGAAGAAACTGTAGTTGATGAACGTGCACCTAGAAATGTAGATGAAAGAAAAGAAGATACCCGTCCATCAGACGACTATCTTCCCCAATCTTTATTACCCGATCCTGTTCCACAAGACGGCTGGGTTTTTAGATGGATAAGAACTTCCATAAACGGTGAATCAGATAACTTAAATGTCTCAGGACGTTTTCGTGAAGGCTGGGAACCCGTAATGGCAGAAGATCATCCAGAACTAAAAATTCCATCTGACTACGGTTCAGAGTTTGCCAAAAAAGGCAATATTGAAATAGGTGGTTTACTTTTATGTAAAGCCCCTGAAGAGCAAATGAAGAAAAGGGATGCGTATTACCGCCAACAAGCGGCTAATCAGATGGAAGGAGTTGATAGAAATTATCTACGAGAAAATGATCCTCGTATGCCTCTGCTCAAACCAGAAAGGGATACGAAGATTAAATTTGGTGGCGGTTCTTAATTTATTAAGGACAGCTTAATTTATAACATTGACCCTAATCGGAGAAAAATATGGCTACAACAGCTACTCCTAACGGTGCAGAGCCAGTTGGTACTTTAAGTTCAAGCGGTTCCTTTACAGGAAAAGTAAGACACATAAAGATTGCCAGTGCCTATGCCGTTAATATTTTCTACGGTGACTTTGTTAAAATAGTAGCTGCTGGTACGATAGAGAAAGATGCAGGAACAGCAACCATGACACCCGTTGGTGTATTCATGGGATGTTTCTACACTGATCCTAATTCTAACCAGCCTACTTATAACCAATATTGGAAAGCTAGTATAGCTGCTTCTGATGCGGTTGCTTACGTTCTTGACGATCCTAGTGTATTGTTGAAAATGCAAAGCGATGCTTCATTAGCTCAAACCAATCTTGGTAACAACGTTGGCGTAGTTCAAACTTCAGGTTCAACGAGCATTGGGCGTAGTAAAAACGCAGTTGACGGCTCCACAGCCGCAGCTACGACTGCTACACTCCCTCTACGAGTCATAGACTTTGTAGATGGACCCTTCAGCTCAGTTGGTGATACTTACACAGATGTAATCGTCAAATACAACGCAGGGCATCAATACGACAATACCACTGGTATTTAAGGGAGATAAGATATGGCTATTTCAAGAGCACAAATGCTCAAAGAGTTACTTCCGGGATTGAATGCACTCTTTGGGGACGAATACGGTGCTTATGATGATGAGTCCACAGTTATCTACGAAACTGAATCTTCTGATCGAGCTTTCGAAGAAGAAGTAAAGTTAAGTGGATTTGATGCGGCTCCAGTAAAAGATGAAGGTTCTGCAATCACTTATGATTCAGCACAAGAAACTTATACTGCTCGTTATAATCACGAAACAATAGCGATGGGCTTTAGTATTACAGAAGAAGCGATGGAGGATAACCTCTATGACTCTCTTTCTGCTAGATACACAAAAGCACTAGCTAGAGCTATGGCTTACACCAAGCAGGTAAAAGCCGTTAATCCATTAAACAATGGATTCACTAACTCATATCAATCAGGTGATGGCGTGAACTTGTTCACGGCTTCAGGTGACGGTGTGACTGGTGGTGACGGACACCCCTTGGTGTCAGGTGGGAAGAATGACAATCGCCCATCTACTGCGGCTGACCTTAACGAAACCTCATTGGAAAATGCAGTAATTGATATTGCTGCGTTTAAAGATGAACGTGGACTTTTGGTGGCAGCAAAGCCAAAGCGTTTAGTTATCCCATCAGCTTTACAATTCACTGCAACTCGTCTTTTAGACACAGTTGGTAGAGTGGGTACGGCTGATAACGACTTAAACGCACTCAGAAATAACGGATCAATTCCAGAAGGTTATTTTGTTAATCACTACTTAACAGATAGCAACGCTTGGTACGTTATAACTGATGTTCCAAATGGAATGAAACATTTCACTAGAACACCTTTGGAAACTTCTATGGACGGTGACTTTGACACTGGAAATGCAAGATACAAAGCTAGAGAAAGGTACTCATTTGGAGTCAGCGACTACTTGGGAATCTACGGATCACCCGGCAGTAGTTAATAAATCTGGGGTGGCTGCTAGCTGTCACCCCTTTTTTCTAGGGATTTTTTAATATCTATAGACTGCCCTAGCAGACTTGCCAAGACTATAGATTTATTTAGGAGACTAAATTATGGCAAACACCACATTTAATGGACCAGTCAGGTCGGAGAATGGTTTTGAACAAATCAGCAAAAACTCCACGACTGGTGCAATCACAACAAATTTAGATATTGATACCAGTGGTAATATTACTACTACAGGTTATGTATCTTCCTACTCAAATATTAGTAGTATTACTACTGCAACTAAAAATGTTGAATCAACGGATTCAGGAACTGTTTATACCCTTAACAGGGCAGCAGGTATTGTTGTTACACTACCAACTGCAGTAGCTGGATTGAACTATACCTTTATAGTGGGTACAACTTTTACAGGTGCAGGACAAATTAATACAGACAATACCAGTGATTTATTTTCTGGCTTTGCTACGATCTTTGATCCAGCAACGGCAACAGATAATAATACATTTATTCCTGATGCCAGTGATGACGATACTATTGATTTAGGTACAGCAGCTCAAGGCTGGCTTGTAGGCGGTATAATTCGCTTGAAAGCAACAACAGCAGCAGTATGGCATTGTGAAGCATTCCTTCATGGTGACGGCACACTAGCTACTCCATTCGAGTAAGGGGGTAAATAATGGCTGATGCAGTAACATCACAAACAATAGAGGACGGTGGTAAAAATCTGGTAATGAAATTTACCAATATTAGTGATGGCACGGGAGAAAGTGCAGTTGCTAAGATTGATGTTTCAGCCTTAGACACCGAACCCTCAACAGGAACTGCGTGTAGCCGTGTTACGCTACAGCGTATTTGGTTCAGTAATATTGGTATGGGCTTTTCACTATATTGGAACGCAACTTCTAATATGTTTATTTGCCAAGCACCAAAAGACTGGTCAGATACTTGGGATTTTACCGATAGCAGTATTACTCTGCCGGGAATTCCCAACAACGCTGGAGGCGGTGTAAACGGTGATTTGTTGTTAACCACTAATGATCATACAAGCGGTGATACTTATAGTGTCGTTGTTTGGGCGTTGAAACATTACAGCAGTTAAACGGAGAGGTAACTATGCCTAGAGTAAACGGTAAGGAATTTCCTTATACCGCAAAAGGTATGCGTGAAGCGAAAGCTTATGCAAATAAAATGGGTAAAAAACTTACTCACGCAGATAAAGCATCTGAATACGACAAGGTGATTTATAAGAAAGGTGGAAGGATAAGGTCTTAATGCCCATCAGAAAAGTAAAAGGCGGTTGGAAGATAGACAACGTAAGGGGTCTATCTCCTACCCGTAAGAAAGCTCAACAGAGATTAAGGGCGATCAAAGCTAGACAAGGGAAGAAGTAATGGCTACAAGCGGAACAGCTACATTTAATCCAGATTTTGCAGAAATTGCAGAAGAAGCCTTTGATATGGTAGGGGTGGAAATGCGTTCTGGATATCATTTAAGGAGTGCTAGACGCTCACTTAATAATATGTTTCTGGAATGGGTAAACCGAGGTCTTAACCTCTGGACTATAGAAAGTGGAACCCAAACTTTAACTGCGGGAACTGTCAGTTATACAATGCCTTCAGATACTATTGATTTAATTGAATATACCATCAGAACCAATGCGGGTAATACCAGCACCCAGACAGACACTACGTTAAATCGTATCTCCGTTGCGACTTATGCAACCATTCCCAACAAACTCAGTAAAGGCAAACCCATTCAAATTTATATAGATAGGGCACAAGCAGCACCAGTGGTGTATCTGTATCCCGTACCCGATGATGCTCAAACTTATACTTTATTTTATTACCGTATTGCCAGAGTGGAAGACGTAGGCAGTCCTGCTTCTAATACACTGGATTTACCTGCCCGATTCATTCCCTGTGCTACGGCTGGATTGGCTTATTATTTATCTTTAAAACACGCAGAAATACCAGAAAAGGTAATAGCATTAAAAGCATTATATGATGAACAGTGGCAACTGGCTGCTGATGAAGACCGAGAAAAGGCTTCAGTTCGCTTTGTTCCCTATGGGGGCTATACCTAGTGGGTGCTTTTGCTTCGGGTAAATATGCTATAGCGATATGTGATCGCTGTGGATTTGAATACCCCTATACAGAACTAAGGTTTGAAATTTCAGATCAAAGACGTACAGGATTCAGAGTCTGTCCAGAATGTTTGGATGAAGACCAACCGCAATTACAATTAGGAAGATACCCAATAAACGATCCACAGGCATTACGTTATCCACGCCCAGATACATCTTTAGACGCAAGCAGAAGGCTTTCGGCTTGGGACCCTATAGGGGGATGGGATTCAGCTTATGGAGAAAGTTCTCTCAATAATATGGTTATGCGAGGAGAATTGGGCAATATAACCGTAACAACGAGTTAATTATGACGTATGCAGAATTACAGACAGCCATAAAAGATTATTTACAGAATACGGAAACTACTTTCGTTAATGATCTTGATACCATAATTAAACAGGGCGAGGAGAGAATTTTAAAGATAATTCGCTTACCTGTTTTTAGGAAGAACGTGACGGGTACATTAACAGATGGAAATACTTACCTATCCACTCCGTCTGATTTTATGGATGCTTTCTCTTTAGCTATTATCAGTTCCAGTAACCATATTTATTTATTAAGAACTGATGTAAGTTTTATTCGGGAAGCTTATCCTAATAGTGCAACTACGAGCACACCGCAACATTATGCTCTTTTTGATGATACAAATTTTATTGTGGGACCCACTCCTGATGCAGATTATACCGCAGAACTGCACTATTTTTATCGTCCTAATTCAATAACAGCAGGAGCTTCTGACGGTACTACATGGTTATCCACGAATGCCAGTAATGCTTTGCTTTATGCGTGTTTGCTAGAAGGTTATGTGTATATGAAGGGAGAGCCAGATTTACTACAAGTTTACGATGGAAGATATAAAGAAGCTTTAGCCAGATTGAAAAACTTAGGTGAAGCAGAAAATATCAGTGATTCTTATAGAGAAGGAACATTTAGAGTGCCACAGACATAATAGATAAAGGAGCAGATTATGTTAAAAAGACCAATTAAAACCCTTAAAGGGAAGAAAGTAGCTATTGTAGCTATGGGTAACAGTCAGTTGGATTATCACATGGCTATTACACACAGTCAGGAGTTTGACGAAGTTTGGGTCATTAATGCGATGATCGGAGTAATTCCACATCCTGATCGTGCTTTTGTAATGGACCCTGTATCCCGTTTCTTTGAGTCGGATGATGCAGGTGATATGACGGATATGATGAAGCGGGTTTTACCTACGGTGAAATGCCCCATTTATACTTGTCAATTAGATGATCGAGTTCCTGCACTGGAGCTTTATCCAATAGAACCTTTAATAAAAAAGACAGAATGCGGTTATATCAATAATACAGTCGCTTATGCCATAGCGTTTGCCTGTTGGAATGAAGTGGGTGCTATTGATATGTTTGGGGCAGATTTTACTTATAAAGGTAATTTATATTTTGCTGAAATGGGCAGGGCTTGTTGTGAATTCTGGTTAGCAAAATGTATGGAACGGGGTATTGAAGTTTCGATAGCAGTACGTTCAAATCTATTGGATGCTAATATAGATTTAAAAGACAAACTTTATGGTTATCATAGATTGCCTGATCCTATAGTTTCTTATTTGGAAGATGATAAATTAAAAGTTTGTAATTTTTCAGATATATTAAAACAGAACATGGCACCTGTAGGAATTGCAGACAGGTATGATAATAACCCGACTACTTGGTTTGATAGGAATAACGTACCTTCAGTTGCCAGTGATCCAGTAGAACCAAAGAAACCATAATGCAGACAGATAAATTTGATGCTTCTATAGGAGATTTAGGAGTAACGACAACAGATTACAGAGGTCACTCTATTGAAGAAGTGGCTAAAAGGGCTACAGATAAATTGATTTCTGTAAGCGATACAGCACCCGAACCGATAAAAGTACAAGCTTATGCGTTTAAGGAACTGTGTCAAAAGGTGATTACATATTATATGAAAGAAGCGGTTAATAACCACATTTGTACGGTATGCAATCAATTAGAAAAACAAGGTCAGAAAGACCTAGCTAATATTATTAGGAGACTATAATGGCGATAACACAGGCAATGTGCACCAGCTTTAAGAAAGAACTCTTACAAGCTAAACACAATTTCTCAACAGGAGGAAACACTTTTAAGCTGGCTCTTTATACCAGTTCAGCTACTATGAGTGCTTCTACTACAG